TACATACCAGCATTTGCAAATTTAATGATAACGCGCGCGCGCGCCCGTGCGATCTCTGCTAGCGGCGTTGATGCCAGTCAGGCTGGAAAGGTTGCCTCCGCTAGCGATTGTGCTTTTGTTCACAAGCAGGGCTGCGCCCATAAGTGAGCGATGCTGGCAGAGTGGGTCAGAACGCGCCACACTAGCTGGGGGTACGCAATTTTTACACCCCGTTGGTCAGACCAAGCCGCAAGCGGCGCCAAAGCTGATCCGGCCAGTCACCCCCGGTGTCAGCTTGGCTAGCAGAATGGCTGGCAGTCGCCCGAAGGGCGGAGTTGTCGCGGCGCAGCCGGGGCGGCGAGTTGTAGTGGCGTATCCGGTTTGGTGTATTTTTTTTTCTTTCCCCGCGGGAAAATACGAAAGGGTGAGAGATTTTTAATAAAATAGCGGGCTTAGTGTAGGGTTAGCGGGGAAAGGTGTAGGGTTAGTGTAGGGTTTAGTGTAGGGTTGAAAACCCGTAAGTTGTTTGTTTTCTTACTTTTATATTTTTTAGTGTAGGGTATGTAGACTAAAATAGACTTCTCACTATATCTACAAATGTCTAGCAGAAAAAAACCTAAATATACCCCAAACCCTACATACCCTACACTAAAGTGGGTTAAAGGCTTTGTTCGCAATGAGTTAGATTTTTTCAAACCCTACACTAACTGCCCCCAACCCTACACTAACGGGGTCGGCTGGCCCGATTTTTCCAATTTTTGCAAGAAAAAGCTTGACTTTGGCCGCCATTTGTCATACAATAGTCGCAGTTAGCGGGGAGAGGCGCTTCGCGCCCCCTCTTTTAACCAAGAATAACCCAAGAGAAAACCAAAAATGAAACTCCAAAGAAAAACCTTTACGCTTTCCGATGACACTATCCTGCTTTTGGACACCATCGTAGCCGATTCGGCCAAACGTGATGTCCATTTGACAGAAAGTATCCTAGTTCGGCTCGCCCTCCGCGAAGGCTTGCCGGTTATTGTGGAAAAACTTAACCTAGATGGGGCTATTTTTGATGACAAACGAGAAATTGCGGTCGTTTAGTTGGACAGACCAAGGGTGTGCAGAAGCTTTGATCGCACTTTACGGGGCAGATTTGCGCTTTTGCCGCGAACAGGAGGCTTGGTATCGTTGGGATGGAAAGTTGTGGGGTCAAATCACCCACGGTGAGGTTCGCCAGCTCGCGGTGAAGGCCTCACAGCAGCAAAAAGAAGCTTGGAAAGAGCCGGGGTTGGACCAAAAGCTGGCGGTAGACGCGCAAGCGTACTACCAAAAAGGCCAAAACAAAGCTCGCTGCACGGCTGCCGCCCAGATGGCTGCCGATATGCCTGCGATGCACATTTCGATCACCCAGTTTAACGAAGATCGGATGTTGCTTGGGGTTGAAAACGGTTACATTGACTTGCGAGATGGCTCGTTTCACCCGCCAGATCGCCTCAAATACATGACAATGTCCGCTAATGTTCGCTTTGACCCTAAAGCGGAATGCCCACTGTGGGAGAAATTTGTTTCCGACATCTACAGTGGCGACGAAGGGGTAGTAGATTTCACCCAGCGAGCCGATGGTTACAACCTCACAGGCCTAACTGACGAGCAACTAATGTTTATGTGCATCGGAGATGGGGCGAATGGGAAATCTACGTATCTTAATGTGAAGCGCGACATGCTGGGCGATTATAGCAAAGCTGCCCCCTTTACCACCTTTAGTGCCAAGAATCGTTCCGAAATGAGTAACGATCTCGCTCGTCTGATGGGAGCTCGCTATGTAACAATCATCGAAAGCGACGAGGATGCTTGTTTGGCCGAGGCCAAAATCAAACAAGCAACCGGAGGCGACCCCATTCCCTGCCGCTTCCTTCACCAAGAATACTTCGAATACATCCCCCAGTTCAAAATCTGGATGGCAGCTAACCGTCTCCCCATCATAAAAGGCACAGATCACGGTAACTTTCGCCGAATAATCGTTCTTCCGTTCAATCGCCGGTTTACTGAGGCAGAACGAATACCTGATATGCAGGATCGTCTGTTCGCAGAGCGTTCGGGAATTTTGAACTGGATGCTTCGGGGGCTGGAAAAATGGCGCAAGCATAAGCTAATTGAGAGAATGCCGGAAACTCTGATGACTTCCAAGGCTGATTACCAAGATGATATGGATATAACTGGCAAGTGGCTATCGGCGAGAGTTTGCAAATCAGAGGCAAATATTTGGGTTTACTCCGACGATCTCTATCTTGACTACCATCAATACATCAAATCTATAGGACATTTTCCAAAATCTTCGACCCTATGGGGTCGTGAGATGAAAGCAAAGCATACTTGGAGACGTGTTGGAAAAGGAATCCAATACAAAGGATTATCAATCGCGGAGGCTGAGTGGCCTGAAACTTTATCATTAAAAGGAACAGTATGACTGAATTAACAAAAGATTGGCAATGTGAGGCTTGTGAACAACCTGAAGAGGTTACTGAGATAAAATCGGTTATTGGAATGTTATACATTTCGATTTGTCTGAATCCTAATTGTGAATATAGTACTGTTCTTAGAGTGCTGGATTCACCAACATTTGAACCAGAACCGACATTTCCTTGTATAGATGATCTGGAAATGGAGAAATATTTTAAGAAGAAGAAAAGTGCTTGACACCCCAGCCAGCAATGGTAGACTGGGGATGGAGGTTGGATATGCGCTTACTTAAAAGATTGGAGTGTTGGTGGCGTAAACAGCATATCTATTGCTGGTATGCTTGCGAAAGTGGGCCATTTGGTATTTGTTTGATTTGTGGCAAAGTAACTGAGGAGGTAGAAGAGGACAAAAATGAAAGAAACTTATTTTGAGTGGAAGTTTCCGCAGCCGAAGTGGTTTTGGAATTTCGAACGTACTATAACTTATCTAGGGGAAATAGAGGAAGAAAGAACTTTATTGCATAAACAATTGAAAGAGTTGGAAAGTCGAAATAAAGAATTGAAGTTAATTCTTTTCGACAATCCCAACAACGTTCAAGCCAAGAAAGAGATGGAAGAAATATCCAAAGCGGATAAATTGATAGAATCAATGCTTATTGACAATTCAGTTACGGAGAGAACATTGAACATTGTTCTAGGTAAACTGGATCACAATGAAGCTTTTATGAAATGGCGTTATAATTGGGATGAAAATGGAGTTTGTTTAGGACTTAGGAATTTGAGTGAGGAGAAAGATGATGAAAATTAATGAAATGTTTGTTATACCAAATGTTAGATGTAGCTGTGGACATATTCCCCGAGTCAAAGAATTAGGTTGGGATTTCGGGACGCCCATGATAATTGCAGGATGTCTCAATAAAGAATGCAGAAATTTTGCTAGACCTTGGTTATTCGAGCTAATGGCCGCTAGTTATGTAACAAAAGATGGAGTTCAACTGGGAGAGCAGAAATTATGACAGTAAATGAACTCTTACAAAAGCTCGTAGAGCTGGCTAGAGATGGGAAGGGGCAGCTCATTATAAAAATTCCAGATTATGATTTCGTGAACGATGAGTGGATCTGGGAAGAGGCGGACTATGTTAGTAGTTGGAACGAAAGCGAGGAGGTATGGATTGGTTAATATCCTAAAAGCAAACGAACTGCCCCCCGGTGCCCGGATTATGGGCCGCCAAGGTCGGGCATTGAATGGGGTGGAGCTGGCTTCTGGCCTCACCAGCTTAGTCGAGCAACGCTTGGGTGATGATGGCAGGTTGGCTATTGAGGAAAAGCTATCTCTGGAATGGTGGCCTTCTATGCACCTGACGTTTCCAAGGGTGGTTATAGAGTGGTGTGATTCTAAAAACGAAGATGGCACCATTGGTATTTGGCTTCGATGCTTGCTTGGTACAGGTAAGGTATGGGAGTTTCGCTACCTTGATGAAGGTGCCGACATAAGAGAGCTCCAAAAGCTCGGCCCATTCGGCACCCCAGACGACATGCGAGACGCCTTAGGCCTTCCTCGCATTGCTCAATTCAAGCTCCCTTCAGGCGAGATCGTGACAGCCGAACTCCCAGGCGAGCACCTTCGCCCGAGCGAACCTCGACGGGAGGAGATTTTGGCCCAGCTGGCTGAAGTGCCTCAGTTGGTGCCGAAGCCTAGCGATGATTTGGAAATGGTTCGCAAAGAAGCTGGCGAGGCTGTGAATAGGATGCAAGCCAAGCCAACCATCACAGGTGGGTTTGTCTCGGACTTCAGTAATCGTTTTGACACTCCAAAGGAAGAATTGCTGGCTGAGCCTCCAACAGTGGAAACAATCCCGGCTCCATCCAAGGCGGTGGAAGCGCCAAAGAAGGCTGGCTTGCGAAAAGCCGCCGCTAAGGGAGGGAAGAAGTGACTTGCATAGACCGTGGAGCTGAATTTTATGATCGTCTCTGTCAGATACAGAGAAGGTTGGAAGTTAATCTCAATAGTGATCCCAAAGACTATTCTAGTCTACATAAATGGAATCGCATTGTTATTATGAAAGAGACAATGAAATTATTGATGGGAACTTGCGATATAACTATTGAACAATTGACTTCTGGAGTTTTAGAGAGAGGTAATTGGAAATGACCCAAGCTCAATCCATCGCCGCCAAGCTCGACGAAGAGTGGAAGCAAAATGATGCTTGGCTTTGTACTTTGATGACGAAGGCGGGCACCGGCCTGCTTATCCAAAACATGCTGGAGCGCCGTCAATGGCTTTGCGAGGCTAGGGCGGTAGCTCGAGAGGAAGTAAGGAAGGAGTTGGGATTGTGAGTGAAATTGAAGCTGAAGATTGGGCCAAGATTGACACAATGGTTTTCGATCCAGACAGACGCTACCTGCTAGCTTTCGATCGCATCTTGCACAATCGGGAAGATGTAGAGATCTTTCTTGGGCGTTTGAACGAAATAGGAATCGAAGTGGTAGGGATTTATTGTGATGGGCCTTTGCCCACTGTTTATGGGATAGGAGAAAAGAATGACACTCTTAGAATTGCATGCTGATATGGAACAGCTCACCTTCCAGATGAAACGCATAGCGGATGCGATCGAAAGCTTGTTGCCTCCAGCAACCATGCCAGTAAGTGAGAAGCGCAAAGCCGAGCTCCACCAAATAACGCCCAGAGGGCGGTGGGAAGCTGAGCGTGAGGATCGCAAATGGCGACAAATCTCAGATGCGGAGGCGGCGATTATGCCGAGGAAGTGAGAGGAAAGCTATGATAATTGACTTTAAGATGGTTGAACACCCAACAATTTCTTGTTTTGAGATATTAGTTAAAAAGTTATTGGAGGAAGGCTGGCTATTACATGGAAATACGATAGTCGTTAACTATCCAACTAATTCTCATCCAGTGGCATTTATTCAGGCAATGTACAAAATTTCAGAGGAAGAATGAGCCAACTAATCCCAAGAGGCCGCAACCTCCCCCAAATCCAACTAGACGCCCCGCCACCAGAAACCCCCGGCTCGGTGGCGTGGGTTGCGGAAGCTGTGTTTGGTGGGCAGCGCGCTTTTGAGGATATGTTGCAATCAATTGTGGTAGGTCAAGGGGAAAGAGGAGATTACAAATGGAGACAGTTGGTAAGCCTGATTCTGAAATACCGAGAAACGAACGAATCCTACAACCTAAATCAACTCTGCTTGACCTCCGGTATCTCGGCGTCGGAGATGCTTTCATTCGTTGGCTCGGGAGTAAGGGAAGTTCAGATTGCGATGACGTCGCTGAAAGCGAGTTTGGCTGCGCCGGAAGTGGTGGATTATGCGCTGATGGCTGCCCGAGATGTGGAATATGGTCACAAGGACCGGGCGATGTTGCTGGAGATGGCGGGTGCTAAAGCTGGAAGCGGCGGCGGTGTCAACGTCAACGTCAATCAGCAAGTCGCTTTGAAGGTTGGGAAGGAAGATTTGATTGCGCCTTTGCGGCAGTTTAAGGGGGTGGCGGAGGAGATTGATTCGAGTGTGAGGGATAACATCGTAGATGGAGAATTGGTAAACGAATAAGTGTATTCGCAAAAGATCATAACCCGTAACCTCAGCCGCGCCTCCTCTCTCATCCGGGAGAAATACCAGCTCGCTCCCGAGTGGCAGCTTCAATATCCCAGTGACGAAGAGCACCAAGAGATGCTCTCTCATTTGGAGAGTTTGTTGGATGACAAGGGGGTGCCTACGCGGAAGCTAACTGAGTTGGAAGCTTTGTGGGTTCTCTGTGAATCCACCCTTTGTAAGCTGGACTTCCACTACTATTGCCGCCGCTATGTCAAAATCGAAGACTGGTCAGGTCGGATCGTTCCCTTTAAGCCCAATCGCGCCCAGCGAGTAGTTCTAACCAAGATGGCACAGATGGAAGAACGCGGGCTGGCGTTGATGATGATGTTTTTGAAGGCTCGCCAGCTGGGAATAACTACGTTATTTCAGGCCTTGCTAAGCCACCGCGTCTTTCTCTATCGGAATGTCAACGCGCCAACAGGCTCAGCCGAACCAGACAAAAGTCGCAAGATGGTCAAAAAGCTTGAGTTCATCTGGAACTCTATGCCTTGGTGGCTGCGTCCGCGTCGAACCGCTTACCGAGCTGGCGAGCTCCTAGAATATGGCGATCTTAATTCCAGCATCGACGTAAGTTGGGGAAACCAAACCCAAGGTATTGGGCGCGGTTCGACTAGCACTGTTTGTCATTTGTCGGAGCTGGCAAGCTTTCTCAACCCAGAAGAACTCGTGGATGCCGCTCTTATTAGGACGATGCACGAAAACCCCTTCTCGTTGCTCGCTCTCGAATCCACAGCCGAAGGTCTTGGTGGTTGGTGGTATGATACCTGGAATTATAACGTCTCCATGTCAGCTCAAGGTTTAGCAAGGTTAGAACCAATATTCCTTCCCTGGTTTATGGGGGATGAAATTTATCCATCTGACGGATGGCTAAAGCGCAGACCAATTCCAGATAATTGGGAAGTGCCCGATTTTATAGAGCGTCATGCTCAGGCTTGCGAAACTTATGTTCGACAGACTCCAATGCTTTACGAAGAGTTGGGATTAGATTGGATGCTACCCCTAAAGCAGAAGTGGTATTATTATCTGGAATATGTGGAAGCCAAACAAAAAAGAACTTTACATATATTTCTACAGGAAATGCCAGCCAATCCTCAAGAAGCTTTTCAAAACAGCAATCCCACCGTATTCGATGTGGAAACTTTGAATGAAGTTAGAACCCGAACTGCTAGCTCACTTCCTGTAGGAACATTTCAATTGGCTGGAAGAAATGTTAGCGGGGTTTATGATTTCTGGTCGCCAAATCGGGATAAAATAATTGATCTCAAATGTATGAGTCCAGCTGGTAAGTTGCAGGAAACTTTTAAGCTGGTTCCGGTAAATCACGATAGCTGGCCCGACAACAATCCCGAAGGAAAGATCTATATCTGGGAATGGCCCAAAGCTGGAGAAACTTATGCGGTGGGATGTGATCCCGCTGAAGGTGTTGATCAAGACAGCTCGGTTGTTACGGTTGTTAAGAAGGCTACTCCAGAACATCCAGATGTTCAGGTAGCGGAGTTTGCTAGCGCCAAAGTTTTGCCTGATGACCTGTGGATGTGGGTCTATTCTCTGTGCCATCTTTACACTGTACGTAAGCCAAATGGTGGATGGAATTTTCCAAGAGCTGTTATCGAAGTCAACATTTCAGCTGGCGACAAGGTGCAAACAGAAATGCGAAAGCGGGGCTGGCCGAGCTTTCATCAGCGCTTTGATCCAACTCGGATTGCGGGTTCTTCAGCCCGCAATAGGGCTTACCAAGATCAAATAGGCTGGAAAACTGACAGATCCAGTCGACCCAAAATTATTAGCGCCGTTCGTAAGTCTATACGAGATAATCTTTTATGGGTAAATTCTCCAGAACTTTCAAAAGAATTGGGGACCTTAGAATGGAATTTAGATAAAAAGAGAATTGAGGCCGCTAGAGATAAGCATGACGACCGCGTATTCGCACTTGGCATAATTCTCGCTTCGTGGTACGATCCGGAAGTCTATGGCAGTGTTCCGCATGCGTGGAATGGGCAACGGGATTGGGAACGGGAACTTGATGTTAGGTTGCCCTATACAGGAGGACAGGTGATCGGTGGAGTGCCTGCACCTGTTTTGCCTAAAGGGCATAAGGTGGATGGGAGACAGCTTTACGACAAAGTTATCGTGCAAGGAGTAAGATAATGGGTTTCCTAATAGGCGTTATGATTGGATTTGTTTTTGGGGTCGTTATGGTGTTTCTTGTGGCAGCCACGATTGGCTCGCCGGGAGGGTCTATTGATGAGTAGCGGAGACGCTTTATTTCTTGTTGCATTAGTAATAGCTTGGATTTGTATTCTCGTTAAATTGGAGAAATCATAGTGGTAAACCATAGCTACGAATGCCCAAAGTGTGGCCACATCTTTGACAAAATTGTCGAATGGGATCAGCGTTATGCAAAGTGTGAGCAGTGTGGAAAGAGAGCCGAAAGAAGCTGGGAAATCCGTCGAGCCCGTAGATTTAACGAACCTGTTGTTCTACACAGGTATTCAGATGGGTCCTTTGGTGTCCCGGGAGTCGCTAACGCGCCTACGCCGCAAGGTGCTGAGAGAATTGAATGCTGGAATATCCCAGACTACGAACGAGCTCTCGCCAAAATGAACGCAGCCGAGCGCGCAAAAATGGGAGCCAAGCACGAAGAAGGCGAGCGATTGCGAGAGGAGCAGATGCAACAAGTGCGGGCTGAAATCAAATACCGAATGAGTCAAGCTTCCAGCGAGTGGGAACGAGATATGTTGGCCATCACTTTAGAGAGATCAGATAAGACGTACAAACCTTTTGAGTATAGAGAGTTTTATAACGAAGCTCTTGAAGGAGTCAGATAAATGGCAGGCGCAGCAACCACTCAAGCAATGTCCAATCCCCGGGGTCGGCCTTCAGCCTACGAGGCTCCCTTTCCTTTTGACGGCAGCCAGTCAAGCAAAGATCGTATCCTAGGCTGGGTCCAAGGTGCAATTGTCGAGGGCGAATCCCTTCTCAAGAGCAACAGCGGCTACGGCTTCATCGACGCCTCTCGCAAGATCATGGCTGATTGGGGCTTTGACGAGCTTCCTTCTACCCTGTCAAAAGTAAGCTTCAACTTCGTCAAGCGTGATGCCCGCGATCTAATTGCCACCCTTGCTAACCCCCGCCCAATCGCCAGCTACCAAAGCGACAACCCAGAATACAATCGCCAAGTGGATGTTCTAAACAAGTGCTACTTGGCGTGGTATATGTCTAGCTTTGTGGATCGGAAGATCCGTTCTGCCCTTCAGTATGCTGCGGTCGAAGGCACTGGCTATCTTATGACCAGCTGGGATCCTTCTTATTGGGGAACTGGCAAAGGTGAAGTAGAGCTGACTGCCTTGGGAGTGGACCAAGTGTTGCCACTTGGCATTAGCCCCGACAACTGGGACCTCCAAAAAGCCTACGGTGTAATCATCCGTCGCCAGATCCCGATCGTTGATGTTATTCGTCGTTATCCCGCAAGCGCAGGCGACATCGCTCCAGATGGCGAATCTGTGAGTTGGTGGCGCAGAATCTTTGGCAGCTCGCGCACCGTGAGCGCCACACCCCACAACACCTTCGGACGCGACCGCGGCTTCCGCGACGTCGATCCCACTGGCCGTGCCATCGTCACTGTCTATGACATTTACTTGCAGGATGCCAGCGTAAACAACTCCCAGCAAGAGATGATCATGGGAGTGCAAGGTTCGCCTTGGGAATATAAGGTTCCATTCTATGGTCAGCAACTCCCAACTGGCGTAGCCGGAACTTACAGAAAGGCAGACTATCATGACGCTCGGGTATATCCATACCGAAGACACATCGTATGCACCAACAGAGCTGTCCTATACGACGGCCCAAGCAAGTACTGGCACGGACAAGTTCCGTTGGTTAAGTTTACCCTCGATGACTGGCCTTTTGAATACTGCGGAGTGCCGATCACCAAAGAACCCGCCAAGTTGCAAGCCGCCGTTACCAGCTTGCTTCGTGCCCTCGACGACTCCGAGAATGCCAAGCTCCGACCCCCTATCGGCTACGACCGAAATCGAGTTGATGACCAAACCGCCCGCTCCTTTGATCCCCGCATGGGTGGCCAGATAATTGGAATGGACGATGTGACGATGGGCGAGATGTTTAAGGTCTTGCTTGATCCCACATATTTTCAGATGGGGCAGAACACTCTTGAAACGATTCAATGGATGCGTCAGTGTGGCAAGGAGTTGATCGGGCTACCAGACTTGCAGAACTTGCAAGCAGCCAGCCAGATCCCATCAGGTGACACCATCGAAAAGATGGGCGAACTTGCAGGTCCACTTGCTACGGATATGAGCCGGAATATGGAAGCAGCGCTTCGCGCTTTGGGTGAGCAGTTCAAGGCGCTCGTGTTTGAGTTCTATTCGGCACGGCGTCGTTTCACCTTGCTGGGTCCTGATGGCCTAACGCCCGAAGACTACGACTACGATCCAGCCAACCTGGTCCCACAAGATCTCAATCTTGCCGGAGTCTTACCAGACGCAACCAGAAGCGAACGTGCTCGTGCTCACATGAGCAATTTCAACTTCTCGATCGTTCCGAACAGTGTGTACGGAATGACCCAATCGACCCGCAAGATGCTCAACATCCAGCTTGCTCGAATGGGCTTCCCAGTCTCGCCCTACACCGTGCTCGAAAGCTGTGACATCTCCAACCCCGGCCAACCGCCCATCGGAGCTAACACCGAGATCGAGAAGTTCTGGGCATGGAAGGAAGAGGAAGCCAACAAGATGGCCCAAATCCAAGCCTCCATCCAGCAACAACAGATGATGGCCAACCCTACCGCCGCCATCGGTGCAATGGCCCAGCAAGCCCTCGCTAACAACGGGGGCTCTAATGAAGGTCGCAAGCCCACTGGTCAGACCACACCTCATCAAGAGGTGAAGAAAGATGAGCAAGGCGGAGAGCGGGTTGTCATTTCTGAAAGTTAGTGCTATAAAAGCTCAGTCACTCACCCCCTCTACGAGTGACGGTGTGGGGCGCGCTGCTACACCTTAAATCAACGCGCAGCCCTTCGGGGCTTGGACTTGACAAATTCCAAAAAGTGGTATAGCATTTGCTTTCAATTTCCGAAAGACTTTCTCTCTGTCCAACCTCGTTCTCCCCTCTCCCTCCTCTTAAGACCCATCGTTCTGGTGGGTCTTTTGTTTTTCCTTCCAGTGGTCCAACTTGACACACCCTCCCAACTTATGCTATATCCTCACCGTACTTGTGCTAAGATTCACAACCTAAGCACTTCTTCTATATGACTTTTGGAGAACTCACATGCCAATGCCTTTGATGCCCGCTACGTCGGGAGTTGCAAGTCCACAATCACCCGCTAACCCCGGTCTTTCCGTTGGTGGCGGAGATCAAGGTGGCGGACTCGCCGGACTCTTGGGGGCATCCCCGGCACCAGCCCAGCTCGACCCGCAATCACAAATGGCTGCGGTGTCTCAAGCAATGCAGCAGTTTGACCAGATCGCAGGCCAAGTCGACGACCTTGCTCGGATGTTTCCGGGCAACGAAGACCTCGCCCAACAGATTATCTCGAGCTTGCAGCAATGGCGCCAAACTGTTATCGTGAGTATGTCACCAGCCTCGGCAGCTATGCCGGGGGCTCCAACTATGATGTAGACCAACCTCAAAAGATCACCCAGCAGGCGGCATCTCTAACGGATCAACCGCCGATGGAATCCCCTGAAGGAGTCAAATGCCAGCAGATTACAGATCACAGATCTCTGAAAACGTAGACGCCCTTGTGAAAGATGGCGCAATCCCCGCCGACATGCGGGATCGTTATATTGAAATGATGGCCGCTGATGAAAAAGTGGCCGAAAGATTTGCAGGAATGCTGATGCGTGGGAGCGATTACACTCGCAAAACCCAAGCATTGGCCGAGCAACGCAGACAGCAGGAAGCGGAAATTGCTGCCGAGCGCCAACGGGTGCTTGCCGAGCAACAGGCTTTGAAGCAATGGGAAATGGAAACCAAAGCGGAGGTTGAACGCCTTCGTCAATATGCGGATCAATATCCACATATTCAGGCCCAGATTGCCCGCTACGAACAGAAGCTTTCCGATTACAACCTGCTCGAAGACGGAGACAAAATCCCCGTCCCGACTCCTCAACCAAAGGGAGAACCTGCGATGCCTACTCAACCAGTGACACAAACCAATAGCAACAACCTGACTCGTGAAGATGCAGCCTCTGCCATTCGTGACCTGATGATTATGCAGGGAGATTTGATGGCCGTGGCCGGTGAACACCAACGTCTGTTCGGCCAACCGCTCTCTGACAACATCATGCAGGAAGCCCTGAACGCAGGCGAGCAAAACATCCGAAGCTATTGGGAAAAGAAATTTAACGTTGGCGGCAAACGTGCCGAAGTGGAAGCTGCTGCTCGTGCAGCTGAGATCGAAAAGATCAAAGCTGAAACACGCGCTGCGGTGATGGCGGAACTTGCTACGGATCCTTCCCGCGTAATGGGCGGACCTTCCTATCAGCAGAGCGCCCCATCTCCCCTCTTCGATCAATATGCAAGCCGTGCTGTCGCAGCCGCAGTCGATGGCACTGTCAAACCATTGCGAGATCTCGCTCCCGAGTTGCGACCCAATCAGATCGCTACTGAGGATCGAGTGAATCGAGCAATGTCTTCTTTCTTGAAGGACTACAATCCGGATGGCTCACCCCGTCTGGCCGGTGGTCCTGCCCAGTAACAAATGCTAGCGGCCTCCCTCAGCCTACGCTTTAGGGTCAGCCGTCTAACTCATAGGAGATAAACAAGATGGCCGATCCGAATGTTGGTTTAATACCATCAGTTACTATTCAGCAAATCTGGGCTGACCAGATTACTGATAACTTTTTCAAAGCCGTTCCTTTCTGGACCTATCTGCGCGACAAAGCGCTGATGGACTTCGATGGCGGCACATACATGCAGTATGCGTTCATGTTCAAGCCGACCATCGGTGGATTCTATGCTCCCGGTGCGTCGTTCAACATTGACATGATCGACACCGTTGCTGCGTTGCAGTTCCGCGAGAAATACATCGAGCAGAACGTGACGATGGCGATGGAAGATATTATGGTTCGCAACCGTGGACCTCGCGCTGTCTTTTCGTTGGTTGACGCCTACATGAAGAACGCGATGATGACCATCACTGCCCAGTGTGCGATTGCAGGCTGGCGTCACGGTCAGGCCAGCGGCACCGGCGTTGCGGACGATCGTTCTCTCTATATCAACGGTTTGTCGGAAGCTTTGAATGACGGCACCGTGTATAGCTGGGATGGCAACTATTTCACCAGCTACGGCGGACAATCCCGTAACGGCGCTATCGGTGCAACGTTGAATAGCGTTCCGCAGTGGTGGGGTCAGACGAATGGCAGCGCTGGTAAGGTTACTTACCAACTGTTGGAAAGTTTGTATCAGACAGCCACTCAAGGTAACTTGAGCCCGGATTTGGGCGTCACGTCCAAGCAGGGTATGACCTTGATCAAGAACACGATGCAGGTTCAACAGCGCTTCGCCCAGGAAACGGATCCGCGCTATGGCTTCGAAGGTGTCAAGCTCAATAAGATGCTGATTACCAAAGATGACTACGCTCCGTCTCTGGTCTATGGTGTGAACGATCCTCAGTTGGGTAACTATCTGACGGGTACGATCACCAATGCGCTGACTGGTACCCCGGCTGGCGGATTCCCGACAACCTCCACAGCTTCGACGCTGACAGTCGGTGAAGTCCTGTTTATGATTAACACCGATACGTGGAAGTTGCGCCTTAGCACGAATCCGCAATACCAGTTCGGCTTTACCGGTTTCAAACCGGGTCAAGACAACACTCGAGTTTCCGGTCAAGTCCTGGCCGCATTGAACCTCGAATGCGTTGCGCCTCGCTTGAACGGTCAAGCTTTCGGTTTCTCGTCCTAAGCCATAGGGACACCGCAGGGCGGTAAAAGCCAGCCTCTTTGAGAGGCCTGCCGAGTCACTCAGGTCACTGACTCACCGCCCTAAATTAACTACCTGAAAAGGATAAAAAATGCCAACACGTAATTCAAACAATATCTGGCGTCCACCTCAAGGGATGAACTATGGTTCATTCGCGCAGATTGGCGGGCAGGAACCGGTCGGAACCCGCATGCAGGGTCAATTGGGTGGAGTTGTTCAGCACAGCAACGCTACTGCTCTGTTGGATAGCTACACAACTACGGGCACCTTGTATGAAGGTGAGTATCAGTTGGTGAAGCTGACATCGAACGTTAGCCGGGGCGAGCTGCTCTTTTGGGATTCGCTCTCGAACAACGGTATCAACGATTTCGAAGTCACGCATACGGTTGCTGCAACCACGATGTTCAAAGCGGGTGTTGCTCTGTGTACCGGAACGAGCGGTGAATATGCTTTCATCCAGATCTCTGGTTTGGCCAGCTGCTTGTATCGCTCCAGCGTTTCCGACGCGACGATCGGCAACTTGGTAGTCCAGACCAGCGCCACGACCGCCACGGTCGATGCCTTGGCTGACGCCACCTCGGTCAACACGGCTTTGCTGTTCAAACAGATTGTAGGTATCGCCTACGCTACGCCTGCAAATGACGGAGTGCTGAGAGTTCTGTTGAATCCAGCTGGCTTCTACCGTAACTTCCCATCATAAGGAGCAGCAATGGCTTTAACCTTTACACCTGTCTATGATGCACAGGCCACTAATGGGCGATTCCGGGAGAATATCTATGATATTACTTTGGACAGCTCATACCCGACAGCGGGCGAAGCTATTGCAGCTTTGGATGTGGGCCTGAATACTTTGTACGGTTTGGATATCATTGGTGTCTCTTCCGTTGCTGGAACCGCCAAGACATCCGAATACGTATTCGTCTTTGACTTTAAGAATAGCAAGTTGCAGGCCTTCGGGTCGGCAGGCTTCACGCCAGCTGGTACCGCTACCTTCACCGGTAGCGCACTGGCAGCTCACCGACACGTCTTGCACTTCCAGACCAGCGCTGCGGCTAACGCCGTAACGGCTGCTGCCAACCAATTGCGAACCGCTGCCGCTGCATTCGATGTGGCCGGTGTTGCGGATAGCACGGGTGAAGGCGGTGTGGTTGATGCTTCGGCAGGAACTCCCGCTGGTACGGTGGCATTCACTGGTACCGCTGTTGCGGCTGCGGCTTTGGCCGAAGCTACCAACGCAACCAACTTGTCCACCTATGTTGTTCGTGTGAAAGCAGTCGGAGTTTAGTCCAGCAGGGCCTAGTAATAGGCCCTTCTTAAGCTATGAGCAATTTTCTCACTTATTCCAACCGGCTCCGCCAGTATGTAGCAGCCCTCTCTCCGGAGCAGGCCTCTGACTACATTAACGAAGCTTGGCGGGATATTCGAGACAGTGATGATGAGTGGTCCTTTCTGCATCACACTGAGTATTGGCTGGCTCCAGCGGTTATCACCTGCAACAGTTGTGTTGGCGTAACGCAATTCAGCGATACGGTTGATCTTTCAGTGACAGCGGTTGGGCTTTTGGCTGGACTTAACAATCCAGCCTTAACCCAGCGCCAGATTCGTTTCAGCCCCAGCGGTGGCCCCATCTACTCGATCGCGTCCACGGATGTAGATCAGGTAACAGACGGAGCAATCAACGCTACAAGCACTACGCTAACTTGTGCAACCAGCGCTCCTTTCGATGCAACGATGGTTGGGTTTTCAATCATTGTCGAAGGAGCGGGAGTTGGCGGAGCCGATCTGGAAACAACCATTGCCAGCTTCACTTCTACAACGGTTGTGGAGTTGACGGATGCTGCGGATACGACTGTCACGGGTGCAACTGTAAGCTATGGTTCGACCCTGACTCTCGATCGTCAGTTCCTTGAAACGACTAACGCAACCGCCACGGCAACTGTAGCCCGGATCTATTACAGCCCTCTAGCCGATATGGCTCGGATGGACTGCATCTATGATCCGATCATAGGTTATGAGTTTGGTTGGGAAATTGGCACCGCCGAAGAACTCAACCGAATGGACCCAATGCGGGCAGCCGCGGGATTTCCTTATCGCTTGTTCTTTCGCGAATACGATAGCACTACGCAGCTCCCGGTCTACGAAATGTGGCCAGCTCCCCAAGCTCAACGCGGCTACACCGTTCAATATTGGGCTCGCGGAGTTGACTTTTCGGAAGATGATGATGCGTTGCCGCCACAGATTCCAGAAGAACTGCTGATGCTGCGCGCACGCCTTCTGGCCTACGAATGGGCGATGACCAACGAACCCGATCCGCGCAAGATCGCAGCTCTGGCCAAGATGGTCCAGCAAATGGAAACTCGCTATTCGACCTTTGGCCAGCCTGGAGCCAAGCTTGGTTTGTTGCAGCAGACCAAGCGCAAAGATCACAGCGTTTACCGCAAATCTTTTATCCGCAAAGGTCGACGTGGCCAGCTAGGCTATCCAATTGATTCCAACTATCTTAAACAAACGGATTGGGGTCCCAACAATGCAGGCCTCGGATGGGGCGCTTAATTAGGAGAAACAATGTCAGACATGAAAAATGAAGTTATGCACGGCCAAATCGGTTCCCCCTTCGAGCCCTGCGCTTATGATGTCAATGCCCAAAGCGGCGATGGCGTCAAGGGCGGAAGCGACATCGCTCCGTTCAGCCAGTGGAAACAGGCCGGGAGCGATCTTCCCATTACGGTAGGTGCCAACATTCCCTACAGCGGTCCGGGCCCATTTCAAACGCCAATGGACGAGCCGGGTTCTGGCTTGCCGGGTGTGAGTGGATCCAGTGGCACTGGCAAAAAGGGACAGGGTGGAATTGCCTCTCCGTATGTCGAACCCTGGAATCTGAAAGGCTAACCCAAGGAGATAAGATGCGTAAGTTGTTCTGGCTAGTTCTATTGATGGTCGGACTGAGCGGAGGTGCGTTCGCTCAGACGTATCAGAAGATTCAAGGGTATTGTGAGAAAGGTGGCGAGACTGTTACTACGGATGGGCGTACGTCCACGACGAAGGTTCAGCGCTCGTATCCTTCTTGCACGATCACCGTTTATGATACCGGCACCACCAATTTAGCTAGTATTGCCAGCAATAGCAGCGGCACCCCCAAATCCAATCCATTTACTGCCGACAGTGATGGATATTGGAGCTGGTTCGCCTTAGCTGGCGAGTACGACGTCAAAATGAGCGGGGGAGGTTTAGCCTCCCCCATTACGCGTTCTGGTTATTGGATTGTGGATGGCGGAGGTGGGGGGTCTGGAATTACCGGATCCGGCACCACGGATCGCTTTCCAATCTTCACCGGTTCCAGCTCAATCGGCAACAGCGTTTTCAAGCAGGTTGGCACGAGCGAGTTTACTCCAGCCGCTACAGGTAAACGCATCAATCTGGGCACCGGTAGCCAGCAGGTAGTCGAAATCGCCAACGCCAGTGTGGGCGGTACCACCCAGAATCGCATTGCCAAACTCTCTGGCGCTCCTTCCACAGCTCTCACCGCCACAGTCACCGACACCACCAAACTTGTAGGCATCGTCATCGCCGGAGCAGGTACCACCGGCAATGCCCAGATCGTCACGAATGGAAACGTTGCTTGCGACTTCGACGGAGCAACCACAGCTGGCGACTATGTTGGAGCCTCGACAACCAGCGCAGGCAAATGCACCGATCTCGGCTCCACTCTGCCAACTACCGGCGTCCAAGTTCTCGGACGTGTCCTCACTACTTTGGCCAGCGCGGGCTCGGCTACCGTCTATGTCTTCACTGGTGAGCAGGGACGAGGTGGAACGGCGGGAAGCGGCACCACTAACTACCTTCCTTACTGGGTCGACGCCAACACCCTTGGCGCGACCAATGCCCTTTACAGCATCGCCAGTCAACTCTTCCAGTTCGGCTACAGCGTCGACATTGCCAACGGCGGCTTGAGCGAACTCACTCTTGAGACGGATCAGATTATCTTCAAGGGCGGCGTTAGTCGAGCCAACAATTCCATAATGCAAACAATGAAAGCCACCGCCAGTCAGACTGGTGACTTTCAGCGTTTCACCACTTCAGGCGGAAGTATCCGCTACCGTGTAGACATCGACGGAGATGTGCTGGCTCGCGGTGTCAATTATACTTGGCCCTCCAGTTTACCTGTCAGCACCGGTTGCTTACAAATCAGCACCAGCGGCGTGATGTCTGTTGTCAGCTGTGTCAGTGGAACTGGAGTTCGTTACGCTCTCAACATCAAACAATCCCCTTACAGCTGCGTTGGTGACGGCGTCACTGACGACACCACTTGCTTCCAGACGGCGCTTGATGATGCGGCTGCCGCGGGTGGTTATATGGTGTATGCGCCAGCTGGCACCTATAAAGTAACTGGCTTGACCGTCGAAGGTGGAGTTACCTTGGAAGGTGATGGTAAAGATAAGACCATTATCTATTCAGTTACAAATGCCACCATCCTTGATCTAGTTCAAGGTACTGGAACCTATGCTTTCCTTGGTCCCAAGGTTCGCAACTTGTGGGTCAAAGGTTCTGACACGGGGGCTAGCCAAATCGGTATCAACGTCGACGACGCAACTTATGTCCGGGATGTAGAGATCAGCTCCGTTCGAGTTGATGATGCTGGATCATATGGCATTTACTTTGGCAAAGTTTTTTCATCCAGCTTCCAAAACATTTATTCCAACAGCAATCAAGGCTACAATTTCTTTTACAATTCTCCAAACATGCCGTCGAATTATTTCTTCGGCCTGTATAGCGGAGATATCAGCGCCACTTCACCAGCGGGCTATCGCATCAAACAAGGCACCTTCTCTTGTTGGTCTTGCAACGGAATCAATGCCATTGCTGGTAGCTCGGGCTATTGGGCAGTCATTGGCGGCAAGAACGGTGACATCGACGGTGATACCACCGCTTATTATGCCACGGTTAACTTCACTGATTGCAATATCGAAGGTGCGAAGACTTCAGGCGTTTTAGTCTATCCAGGTTCGGTTCCATCCTTTAGAGGTCTTACAACTTTTGTTGGACTAACCGCCAGCTCCGGTAGTTATGTAGCTATAGATTATGATACCGACGCATCCCTAACTCCTGAAAACTACCGTCGAGGATACATCGAAGACACGGTTGTTTTCAGCAACAGCCCAGCTAGCTTTTATTCCAATTCCCAACCCATCCAGTCTGATGGAGTTCCTCCTGTTAGCGTTAACGGTCGCGGCCCTCAGATCGCAGGCGGTGGCGCTTCCGGCCTCGTCAACACTTACTATAACACCGCCACCAGCCGAGCTGAACGTATCAACCGCGTTGACGGCTACGCGCCCTCAGTCTCTATCACTGCATCCACTAGCTTTGCCAATCCCGGCCCACGCGCATTTCGGGTGAACTGCGGAGCGCCTTGTACTCTGACATTGCCTTCACCCAATTTCTACGAGAATGGCAATGAGATCATTACAGTCTACAATCTAAGCAGCACCGGAACCAACGTAACGATTGCAGCTAATGGCGGTGCAGCCGTCAATGGTTCTACCTACGTCATAAGCATCCAAGGTGATTCTGTTCAATTGTATCCAGATTTCACCTCGCTTGACTGGAAAGTTGTTGGTAATCGGATTGGTGCGGGCAGTACAGATTTCTATGCCCTCTTCGATTCTGCTCATAGTATTACTCAGAGCGGTTCGAAGCTTTCAAATTCTGGTGGCAATTTGCTAGTGGCAGGTGGAATAGTTTTTTCCACCGACAACTCCATCAATATCGGAGCTAGCAGTAGCAATCGTCCAGCTCAAATCTATGTCGGTACAGCTGTCACTTCGCCTAGTTTCTATAACGTAGGTGGTGGACCTTGTTATCGCAGTGGCTCGGGCTCACCCGAAGGTGTTGAGACTTGTGAACCCGGCTCAATCTATTTACGCACCAATGGCAGCTGGTATCTCAAGGCTAGTGGCTCCGGAAATACCGGATGGTCTTTGGTCAATACTTCCGGCACCGCCACTTTGACTTCTACTTACGTTGGTTACGGCAACGGCTCCAACGTCCTAACCGGAACCTCCGATTACACCTACAGTACCTCAACCAAAACTCTCTCTGTCATCAATGGCAGCGGAGCTTCCACCCTCGTTCTCAACGGAAGCAGCGATACCAGCTCTGTCAAATTCGGCGCTGCCTCCGTACCCGGAAACCAAGGCGGTATCTTCTTTCCCTTTGTTGGTGGCGGGCAATCAACCGGTCCTGGAGTCTGGTGGGGCAGTTCTGCCAGCTACGCCAGTCTTTCGGGTTTGTGGGTTAGCTTCGGTCTAAACTGGCAAGGTGCAAACAGCTCGCACGATCCGTTTATGATCCGCGAAGGAACGGGCACCTCTAGCAACGGAACCATTCGCTATCAATGGAGTCCTTCTTCTTCGTTGTATGAAGAAACATTAAGTACAGCGGCGACTGGAACTGCATTTAACACGCATAAAGTTACGTTGACTTCAACAGGTACAGCAGGCGCGAACTTCGGTGCTTATGATCTGTATGTATTAGAGAATGGCTCCGGCAGCAATGTCAACGCAGTCCAGCTGTCCAAGACTTGGACTACTGCAACGGCTGGCGCGGAAACCGGCAAGTTTACCGTGGCGACCAATCTAGCAGGCTTGGGCGTCGGCGATGCATTCACTGTTGATGGTGGCCAATACTACGGAACGCTATGGAACAAGGGCAATATCAGCGGCAGCGTCACGCTCGATTTCATCAACGGCAACACGGTTACAGCAACCTTGACCGGCAACGTCACTTCGCTCGCCTTCAGCAACCTTCGCACGGGCGGCGTCTATTTTATCCACTTCATCCAAGATGCTTTAGGTCCATGGACGCTCACCGTCCCAGCTGCCCTCAAAGTAAATGGCGGCTACACAATCAGCGCCGGAATCAACAAACGGGACTTGCTGATTTGCTCGGCAACGTCCACAACGCAGTTGTACTGCTCGAAAGCACAAGATCAACAATAGGAACTTATGAAAAAGATTCTCTTTCTACTGACATTTCTTTTTGCCCTTGCTGCGGGCGCGCAGGCTCAAACCAATTGCGTTGAGTTGCGAGAGATTGACGGGACGCCTGATGTCAAGTGTGTTAAGATCATCAAGGTTACGAATGGAACCTTGGCCTGCACTGGCAACACTTGCACCATCACAATCAGCGGTGGCGGTGGCGGCTCGCCGGGTGGCGCGGATACCAACGTTCAGTACAATGACAGCGGCAGTTTTGGCGGGGTGGCTGGATTTGTTTTTGACAAAACATCTAAGATCAGTCTCGGCGTAGCCGGAACTTCGGTAGGTGCTGTTGCATTTCGCAATGCGACGAGCGGCACGATTACGGTTCAGCCGGTTACGGGAGCGCTCGGCACGGTCACACTATCCTTGCCTGCCGCAACGGATACGCTGGTCGGACGCGCCACGACAGACACACTGACCAACAAAACACTAACTACGCCGACAATTGGCGATTTTAGCAATGCCAATCACAACCACAGCAACAGCGCGGGCGGTGGGCAAATCGCGATTAGCTCTGGCATTAGCGGCCTTGGTACGGGTGTTGCCACAGCATTAGGCACGAACGTCGGCAGCGCGGGCGCGTTCGTTACCTTCAACGGCGCGGGCGGTACGCCGTCAAGCTTGACGCTGACCAATGCGACCGGCTTGCCGCCAACGACCGGCATTTCCGGCTGGCCCGCCAATGCGAGTGGCGTGCTGACGAATAACGGAAGCGGAACGCTCAGTTGGGCGGCGGCGGGTGGATCGCCGGGCGGAAGTACAACGCAGCTTCAATATAATAATGCGGGGGCATTTGCAGGGATTTCTACACTGACCACGGACGGAACGATTGTCACCTTTGCACCAACGGTCACGACCGGCACGGGCGCAACGTCCGGTGTTGTTTTTGCGGCCAATTCCTTGACCACGGGAACTGGTGTCAATTTCTCGTCAAGTTCGGTCACTTCGGGCAGTGTGGTGAATATCGCTTCGACCTCAACGGCGGCGGCATCGTCAACACTGAAGGGCTTGAATATCGCCATTAGCGGCGCGAATGGAACAACCGCGCAGACGGTGACAGGCGCGTCAATTTCGGTGACGAACACGAATGCGACAAGCGGCACAAACATAGCACTAACACTAACCGCAAGCGGCGCGACAACGGCAAACACTGCGCTCAACGTGACGGCGGGAAGCATTAATCCAATTGCCAGTTCTTCGGCGTCTGCTCCTTCAGTTTTAGCAGCTTCAGCGGGAAACCTGAACATCCAAGGGAATGGAGGCGGCAACGGGACTATTCTTGGCGGTAACGCTACAAATATCTTAGGGGTGAGCGCGTCGGGCAATGTTACCCGAAACGATATTCCGTTTGGATGGTCAGCCAATACCACTGTCACGCCGGGAACAAATCCCGATGCAGCATTCCAGCGAGCAGGCCAAGCGGCAACGATCCGTGTGCAAGGATCGAGCACCACTACTGCCGCCACGCTGAGCACTCCCGCGCTCAGTCCCACGCAAATCACTGCCGATCAAAACAACTACAACCCAGGGACGGCGTGGTTTCAGCGATGGTCATCGGACGCGAGCCGAAACATCACAGGACTTGTTGCGGGTGTGGATGGGCAGATCATCGAAATCTGGAATATCGGCTCGCAAAACATTGTGCTGCAAAATGAAAACGCTTCTTCGACGGCGGCGAATCGCTTCACGACTAGCACCGGCGCGGATTTGACGCTGGCCGCAAACAAGTGCGCCAAAGCTCGCTACGATACCACTTCAGCGAGATGGCGAGTTTATTTGTGCAATTAACCCAAGGAGAAGTGAATTATGCCAAATGTAATTTTAACGAAATTGTTTGACGTGCGGAATGGTAACGGGGTCAGCGACGGGACAACAACCTATCCCGACGCAACACTGATTGCGTTCAAAGATGCGGCCAGTAAGACCGCTATTTTGGATGCCTTTGCGAGCAAGTTTGGCTTTGTTCCCGGTGGCGTGCAAACCAAGCAGCAATTCTTTAACACCTATCTACAAAATTTACTTAAGCAGGCATACAAGGAGCAGAAGGTTGCCGATGCGAGTCAATCAGCGGGAGCGACCGCAGCGACTTCGGCAGACGCAGAATTGCTATAGGAGCCACCATGTCAAGCGATCTAGGTCGCATCAACATCTTCACCCTCACCCAAGAAGCTGCCAAGGCTGCTATGCGTTTCATCCATTCCCTTCCAACCAACGAAGACGGAGACGAAACCATAGCAGCCGAGATCGAACACCAACTCAAATCAACCATCGAAGAAGCGGTTCGCACAGCCTACCTCAACCTGATCGAAGACAAGCTGGAAGATCCCGAGGAGCTTCGGGACTTCCGCCTTGCCTTCGGTCAATCAGCAATGTGGGCTTACGCGGCCAGATAACCAACTCCCAACCGGTGCCTGGAAGGATTTTGAATGACGCTCTCCGCAATTGTAGGCTTAGTATCCTTAATTGTAATTTTATTAACCAACTTTGCCCTGGCGGTACGTATGTATATTCGTGTAGGTGATTACGAAGTCTGGCGCAAGGATGTGGATCATCATATCTCGGATACGGAAAAACACATTGACCCTCGCCGTGATTCCGAGCGCTGGGCTGAGCTTACAAAGAGGATAGACAAAATGGATAAAAAGTTAGATAATATCCTCACCCTTGAAAGGGATAACAATTTCAAACGTAAAGGAGATAGTGAAGATGCTTAGATTGAAACTTTTTGTGGCCGGGTTGTTGGTGGCTACAATTGTGCCGGGAGTGGCGTTGACGGTAGCGGGACAGACTGAGCAAGAGAAGGTTCAGGCTAAAGATTCAAAGTCGGTCAAACCGACAGAGCTCCCCAAAGAAGTCAAAATCCCCGAGGTACGCACCGACAAGGTGCTGCTCTTTCAGGAACAAGGACGGAACGTGCAGCTTGAGCAACAAGCAGCTATTGAACGGTTTCGTGCTACTGAAGAATGGAAGGCGTTGGAAGCTCGTCAGAAGCTCGTCTTGGACAAGCTGGAAGCGGAATTGCGTAGCGCCCTTTCACTCGCGGGGGTTAAGGAAGAAGACTATGCGAAATATAAATATGATCAAGCAACGCTGAAGTTTACCTTACAGGCTGAGCCGAAGGCTGAACCCAAAAAATAGTGGCAACCACCTACACCCACACAACTTTTGCCCAAGCTAAAGCGAGACTGGCCAGCCTCCTTAACGACCCTTCGATGATCTTCTGGACCGACACAGAGTTGGGTCTTTATATCATCGAGGCCCTTCGTTTTTGGGGGCTGGCTGCTCAGTATTGGCGTGACTCGGCAAAGTTTACAACGGTGAGTGGACGGGCGATGTATGATGTCACAACGGATGTGACAGCACTGGATGGCACCACTTTTTACCAAGATATCACCGTAACCGACCGCGAAGTGATCAATGACATGGAGTATGCTTTGATGGAGCCGCCCACCACAAACTGGGCGCTCGGTTGGCAAGGTAGCGAAATGTTTTCGATGGATGAGATTTCGAATTTGTTGTCGCTGGGACGGGATGACTTGCTACGACAAAGCGGGTGTCTGGCTGATGGAGTTCAATACACCGTAACAGGTGGCCAAGAGCGTGTTGATCTGGCAGAGAACACGGTTCACATTTTGCGAATGTCGGTTCAAGAAGTCGGCTCCACCTCAGTGTTACCGATGTGGCCAATCGACTACTACCAAGCCCAAGCCTACAACCAAACCGCTTTCCCCGCAACCGGACGACCCAATGCCTACATCACAACCTATACCCCTACCCTCGCAGTTGATATTTATCCATCACCTCGGACTCAATCAATCCTGCGACTCGATGTTGTGCAGTCCGGAGCGGAGTTCGATCCTGAAACCGCAGCCAGTGTGGTGGGCTTACCAGACGATGCCTCCTGGCTCCTCAAATACCGAGGACTTGATGATTTGCTTAGTGGAGATGGGCTGTCGCGGGCGATCGAGCTGAGTGAGTATTCGAGGAAGCGGTGGTTGGATGGGCTGGATTTGTTGGCACAATATCAAAGTTTGATGTGGTCTACGATCAATGGGCGGAGGATGACCATTTCTAGCTTAGCTCAGCTAAGCGCCCAGCGTCCAGATTGGGAAGGTTCCAGCGGAACTCCCAAGTCTTTGCACATGCTCAACTGGAATCGCTTTGCCTGTTATCCAGTGCCGGATGACGAATATGTGATTGAGTTGGAGATTGTGAAGAAGGCTCCGATACCGACAGATGATGCGGATTATATTCAAGTGGGTCGGGAGCAGATGCAAGCCATCTATGATTATGCTCAGCATGTTGCTCTCTTCAAGTGTCAGGGGGTGGAGTTTACGCAGAGCTACTCCTTGCTTGAGGCAGCATTGGATGCAGCCAAAGAACAGATGGCAGCTCTCGCGGGCTCCAGCGTAAACTGGGTCTTACAACAACGCTTGAACCAAGAAGATAGATTGATGCGCCCATATCGGAGGCGAGAGCTGGTGGCTACGGCTGATGCTTTGACGAAGGACAAATAATGGCTGAATACCAAAGAGCATCCAATAAATTCCTCCTGCGCGGCATGAACCTCACGTTGCCGGGTGATCGGCTGTCTAACGAATGGGCTCAGCTGCTTAAGAATGTGCGCTCTTATATTGTTGGAGAGTGGAGGCAGCGGCCCGGTTTGACCTTGCAATTTGACACCGGCAGCGCTTCCCCAGTCCTCTGGCTCAACCGTCTCAACAACCCAATCGCAGGCACCCACACTCTATTCGCAGCAACCGAAGGAGGGGAAGTTTATGATGATGGCGCGGCTTTGGTGGATTCTGGTTATGGTGATCAGGGTTATAGTAGCTTTGTAGCTAGGCCTGATGCTTCGCCTGTGCCCTATCTTTTCTTGGGTAATGCGGATCGCCACTCCAAGATTGACGAAAGTGGCAACCGAACCAACTGGGGATTGCCTACGCCAAACGCAGAACCTATTGTGGATCTTGAGATCCCAGCCTTTGCGGTTGTTGACGACTGCGAAGCGACAGGTGGGTTTGTAGGAACAGGCGGTGCGGTCAGCCTGCAAAGCCGAGTCAACACCACTATCAGCTACATCCTCTACGACAGCGTTCCCGGTCGGTGGGCCTGTTGCGCCCCAGCCTCGATGGACGAAAGCTGGCAGGAGGGGATGCGGGTAGTGATGGCTACGAATCCGGAAGTCATTATTGTTGATCGAATTTTTCCGGCTATCTCAGACACCACCGTTCAAGCCATTTCTTACGACAGCGGAACCACAGGACCTTGCTGTATTCAGCTAGCCGTTCCAACTCTGGGGTTGGTTCGAGATATGCTCATTCTATTGGGCACCGAGGCTGTGCGGGTAGAGAGCGTGACTGACGGGCTGGATGGAGTTCCGAGCTTCCGCTGCACCACAGTTGGAACCATTAGCGCAGGCGATGCTGTAACTGGGCTTCGCAGCTTCCGGGCAGTCTTCGACAATCTCCACGCGGCTGGCGAGACAATGACCAGTGACTACGCGCAGTTGGCGGTAGCAGCTGGCGGCCTCTCTTCCATCTCCAAGACCAACACCTACGATATGTCGATGACGACTAATGGCTATAATCGTCCAATGCAGCCGGATGATTTTGTTCACATTAGTCTCAAGCTGAGCAATTTTACAGACGTCACCGAGCTTCAGCTCCAATTTGATATAGATGCAACGACCAATAACTTTACCCAGAACTATTTCTTCAAATCTATTCGGCCACCTGATTTGTTGGCAGCTGTCGATCAATCCGCCAGCTCGCTAACCGCTCAGCAACAACAGATCCAGCGCCAACAGATTGACGAACTGACCCGCACAGATCTCCAGCGCCAGCGCCAAGAGCTTCAAGATTCGATGGGCAATGAGAGCGGGTCGATGTTTGGCGGGATAACCGATCAAGCTCGGCAGGAGTTGATTGCCCAAATTGACAGCCAGCTTGGAAATGGGTTCACTAATGTGAGCGGGCAAGGCCCCCTGTCATCTCCCGGCTCAACCGGTGACGAGCAGTGGACCGAACTAAAGATTCCCATTAAAGAGTTCCAGCGAGTAGGTTCCGATACCAGCCGGGGCTGGAAGGATGTGCAAGCCTTTCAGATCACCGTTAATTGCTCAGCTGCCGTTAATGTAGGAATTGATAGCATCTGGTTCGGGGGAACTTTCGGGCCGGACTTTGCGGCAGGACAACTTTATGTGCCCAATAAACAATCCTCCAGTGCAGGACTGAATTACATCTACAGATTTCGTAACAGCACAACTGGGAGCAAGAGCGGATTTTCTCCGCCTCTTAGATCAGTCGTATATCCCCATCGGCAAGCTGTGCTTGTTCGGGGAGACGCTACCTATGCCGACCCCCAAGCAGATTATTGTGACTATTTCCGTATCGGAGGAACTCTTGGGCAATACTACTATGTTGGATCTACGCTCGTAACCGACCTAACTTTGCTTGACACCGTGCCCGATGACGTCGCTATTCGAAACGAAGTGGCGGAGTTCGATATGTTCCAGCCTTGGGTGGGCACGGATATTCCCCAAACTGGAACGTGCAACGTAGTCGGAACTTCGGTTGAGATTCTGACAGGTGCGCTCAACACCCAGTACACGCGCAACAACCAAATCCTGATTGACAACCAGCTTTACACTTTCTACAACAGTCCGAGCGACACTACTCACGTTCAGCTGAATGAAACGGCGGGCGACTTAAGCAACGTCAACTGGCAGATGCAGAATCCCACACTGGAGGGGCAGCCTTTGCCAGTCGTGTTTGGTTCCTACGCAGGACCCAGCGGAGAGTTCTACTTCGGCTTAGGCGACCCACTTAATCCGGGCATTCTGTATTACACCATCGGCAACAATCCCGAAGCAGTCAGTGACGCAGGCTACATCGAAGTTAGCTCCCCCAACGAACCCCTCATCGGTGGCTGCGTTCTTGATGGGCGTATCTTTGTGTGGTCCGATCGCCAAAGCTGGATCATTCTCCCTTCTTTCAACGGAGGTGCCAGCGCGGGCGGCTCTCTCTTCTACCCCCAGCTTACCGCAATGGGCAAAGGCCTTGCTTCACCGTGGGCGGTGACAGCGGGCGATCGTCTTTATTGGGTGGCCTGGGATGGGATTTGGGCCAGCCAAGGGGATGCGATCGAGAGTCTGACTGATGATAGCTTGAGCCCACTCTTCAAGCACGATGGAACCCAAGTGGCCGGAGCTCCCTTTCAGGGGATCTCGCCTATTGACTTTAGCTCTGCTTCGACTAAGTGGCTTTCGCTAACCTACAGCAAGGATGGGTTGTATCTGACCTACAAAGGTTTAGACACCAACCTTTATGCCTTCTTCTACAGCTTCCTAACTCGTGGTTGGGTTCAAGACGAACTGCAACCCAGCGCTACCCGCTACTTCCGCGAAGAAGGAGCAGCTGTTGACGAGGTGTTGGTCGGAACTGTGGATGGCCTCGCTGTCATACTCGATTACGCCGCCGTCCAAGACATCACCAACTTCATCTCGTGCCAAGTCGTAACCCGTGCCGAAGACTGGGGAGACACTCGCTCGACCAAACAGATTGGCGATCAGATGTTTGACGTCGCCTGTGACAGCCAGACTCTTCAGCCGATAATGATCTTCAACAATGGAGAGTCATCGGTCAGCGTCACGGCTATTACAGGAACTACCAGAGCCCAAATCATTTCCAACCTCGCCACTGGCGTCGGCTATACCGCTCGCAACGTAGCGATGAGCCTGACTTGGGGAGCCCATTCTGGGCGAGTCTACCTATACGAGTGGCAACCCGCTGCCCTTCTCAAAGCGGAAGTGACTCAAGAGCGAGCCACAGATTGGGACACCGGTGGCTACAACGGCATGAAGTGGGTGCAGGGATGTCGTATTTGTGCAGACACAAGTGGCGTGGATAAAGAAGTTATGATCCAATTTACGGATCAAACTTTGGAACCTCTGACCCTCAACCACAACGGCGAACAGACCATCGCCTACTGGTGGACTCCCCACTTGGCGCACGAAATGCGTCTGATTGGAACTAACATCGGTGGTACCGATCTCCGAGATTGGCGTTTGCTCAAGCCCATAGAGTGGATCTTCCAGCCCGAGCCTGACATCGCCGAACTCTGGGAACCACAATCCACCTCGCTTGACTTGCCGGGATATTTCCACGTACAATATATCCTTCTTCCGCATAGGTCTACAT